CATGCCAGCCGCTGCCGAAGATCGTCGTCTGGCCGCTTTCGTTCAGCGCCTCGGGGTAAAACTTCACCCACATCGAGAGCACACCCGCCGGGCTGTTCGGCACCGCGGTCAGCGGGCCGGCGTAAAGATACTGCGCGAAGTTCCATTTCACGGCGATGCCGCCGGCCCAATGCACTTCGACAAAATGCGTCGGCGGGTTCTCGCGATAGGGCTTTGCCGCCGAGCCTTCGATGGAGATGTCGGACATTACGACTGCGTGACGTAGTGCATGCGAACCTTGGTGCGCTTCTCTCCCAGACTATCAACGAAGCTATCGGTGTTCTCATAATTGCTCATCCCCGGCGCCACCTCTGCCGCGGTGTTCGGCGCCGACTTCGCCCCCGTCTTCTTGTCGAAGTCGATACTCTTAGGCCGGTTGTCGATGATGTACTGCGACGGGTCGTCGGGGTTCTCGATCCGCACCGGCTCGCTCTTGCGCCCCCACTCCTGCCATTGCTCGCCGCCCACGTTGAAATTCACGGTCGGCAGTGGCTCGGGCGACGGGAGGTCGCCCACGCTGCCCCAACAGATGCGCCCCGGCGGCGTCTCGCCGTCTTCGACCGGCGGCAGCCGCGGGATGCGCTTGCCGCCGAAGGAGTCGCGCGCCGTCGAGAGCGGCGGCAGCAACTGAAGCTGCCGCTTGTACGACATCCATGTCGGCAGGCCGGGTGCGCCGGGCATCAGGCGGCCATCCGGCCGGGCGCCGCCGCCTCAAGATCGATCAGCCGCGGGATCGGCAGCGGGTCCATCGCGGGCGTGAACACCGTCTCGAAATTCATACCGGCCACCGGGCGCAAGCTCACGCACACCCGGCTCGGGTACTGCCGCAGCGCATCGATGGGATCGCTGACGCTGGCAACCACCGTCGTCTGGTCGTCCATGCCGCCCGAGAGGGTGATCGAATCAACCGCGGTGTACTCGTCCATCGTCAAAAGGTTCGTGCCGTCGTCGCTAATTGGGAAATCATCCAGCGTCTGCCACGCGAAGTCGCCGGTCGGCAGGGTAAGTTCGGCGCCGCTCGCCTGCTGGTAGCCGGCATCGACATAACCCGCATCGACATAGGTCAGCGTGCCTGCCGCCGCCGATACAGTGCCGCCGCGCCCGATGGCGCAGCCGATCGAGAGGCTGACGCTGAAATCGCCGTCGCCCGATGCGTTGAATCCATAGGAGGTGATCTTGCCGATGGCTTCGCCACCCGGCAGCCGGTAGTCGACGATGTGCGCATTCTTCCGCAGGCTCGCCGTAATGTTGGCCGCGGTCCACGGCACCCGGCAGGTGACTTCGACGGCTCGCGCCCGGCGCCGCAGCTCGGTGCGCCCGAGCAGCAAGAGGTATTGCATGCTCTGCACGCCGCGGTCGGTGTTGAGGTAGCTGGAGCGGCGCACATCGCCGATCGGCATGGCACCCGTGCCGTCAGGCTCCGTCACCGTATCCTGTGCGCTCACCGAGACCTTCGCCGCGTTCTCTTCAAGCTCGGGCTCGGCGAGCAGCGGCTGGATGTCGGCGAACATCGTGCAGCGCACGATCTCGGTGCGCGGCCGCTCGGCCTTCCAGTCGAAGAAGGTCCGCTGCTTCAGCGCGGCTATCGGAAAGTCTACTTTGTAGTCGGTGTATGCGTCGAAGTAATGATAGGCGGTGCCGTAGCGCTGCATAAACGCATTGTTGGCATCAAGCAGCGGGTCGCCGGTATCCGCGGGTGCTTCCGGTGGTATTAGCTGCCGGTACTCGACATGATAATCGTATCGCCGGAAGCTCTTGGGTGCCTCCTCGATGTAGGTGTTGGCGCCGACGCTCCAGCCGCCGCTTACCTCTGCCAGCGGCTTCGGCCAGTCAGACATCAACCCGTTGCCGGTTAGCGACGAGATCACACCAGACTGCGGCCGGCCGACGACGCCGTGGAGCCCGCGGGCATAGATCGATTTGTGCTGGTCGAAGATCGATTGAATGCGCCACGTCAGGTCAACTTCGCCGATGCCGCCCTGCGTCCACGCCAGCGTGCCCTCGATCTCGACGCGGTTGAGCGGCGGCTCGGAATAGGACAGCGACAGGTCGTCGTAGAGGTGGTCGGCCTCGCCGAAGGTCAGCGTGCCGTCCTCGCCCTCCAGCTCGTCGGAGATCGATAGCGCCAATGTTACCCGGTCGATGTGCCAGCGGGCGCCATAGCCGGTCAGCACCGCATCGTCGTCGGAGAGATCGCCCGAGATCCACACCGGGTCGTAGTACGGCAGCACCCGCAGCGTCTCGGCAAGCGAGGCTTTTGCCGCATCGAAGTCGAGCGGCCTCGCGGCGAACAGCAGATGCACCGCTTCACCGTCGATGCTTTCGGGAACAGCGACGAGGCGCCCGTGAAACAGCGGCACGATGGCCGAGCCGTTGTCCCAACTGATCCAGGCCCATTGCTGCCGGCCGGGAGCGAGCAGCCCCTCGCCGGGATTCAGCACGTTGACCTGTGCACTGGCAAAGTCTCCCTCGCTTTGGCTGATCGACAGCGACAGCACAGCCTCGTCTTCGCGGTTGTGGATCGTGGCGTCGAAGGTCTCGCCTTCGTCGGCCCAGGCGAAGTAATGCGGCCCGGGCATCAGCCCGATAATATTTCTGCGACGATTGCCGCGCTGGAGAATTGAGTGCGCATGAACATCCGATATCTATTCCTCGGCTTCGCCGCTTGCGCGTCCATCTTCACGGCAACGCCCGCACACGCCCGGACATCCTGGATGCCGGAACCCTGCAATAAGCCCGTCGCTCAGCTGGCGTCGGAACAGCGCGAGTTCTGCAACGGAGCGGAGAGGTTTCTCGGCGGCGTTGAAGATGCAGTGCGGCAAGCTCGCGAGGAGGAGGAAAAGGAGCGGTCGCTATATCCCTGCGGTGCCATCACGATTTATCGCGGTGGCGAGGCAGAGAAGCAGCCGCGCCCGTGCAAATAAAAACCGGCATCAAACCTCCTCAAGATTGAGGCTCCAATCGGTCATCGCACCGTATTCGTCGCGGCTGACGGCATAGTTCACGACGCGCATCGATAGCTGCGGGCGGTAGTAGGTCCAGGCGCCCGAGACGCGCGATGAGCCGGTGACGACAGACCGGCCCGGTGCGCCGCCGGCCGTCAGATAGCCAAGCTCGGCGATGCAATCGACCGTCAGCAGCATGCCCGGCCACACGCCGTCGAGCGCGGGCGTCTCGGTATCGTTGCAGGAGATGGTGCTCTTGTACTTGCGCATCTGCGGCGGCGAGAGATCGATCAGCGCGCCGTTGACGGTGCGGGCCATGACGGCCGACGCATCGATCGGGTCGAGGGTCTGCGTGGCGCCGCGCGCCGTGTAGTCGGCGATGCCGGGCCCGGATATTTCAAGGAGGGTTCCGGCCGCCATCAGTTAATCGCCGCCGCCAGCCGGCCAGCCGAGAGCATGCCGGCACGGCGTGCCTCGCGGGTGAGGCCGCCGACGATGGCAGCGTCACCGCGCAGCGCGAAGGTCCCGCCGCCGGCAAACGTCAGGTTAACGGTGACGCCATCGGCGGTGCGCGCCGACACCATGCCGCCCGCCGCGAAGCGTGGTACCAGCCCGCCCGAGCGGTAGCCGAACGGGTTTTGCATGGCGTTGAGTGCCGCCATAAAGCGCGGCCCCCAATGCTCGACGGCACGCGCCCGCATGACGAACTCGCCGTTCGAGAGCCGCGCCAGGATCGAGTCGCTGGTGCCGCTGCCGGGGCCGCGGATCATGCCGCCCGCGGCATTGCCGCTCGGCATCGCCGGGATGCTCGGATCACCGGCAGGAGCGCCGCCCGTTACGCTTCGGATTCCTGCGCTAACTGCGCCGCCAAGTTGGCTCGCCTTCTGGATCATCCAATCGATCGCCGAGCCAAACCAGTCCATCATCCCCTTGAACATTTCCTGAGCGGTTTGTCCGAAGTTGGCTTTAAGGTTGGCGTTGAACGTGTCCCAGCTGGATTGCAAATCTTTCAGCAGTTGCGGCCAGAAATTGCGGAAGCCCTCGCCCCAGGCCGGCAGCGTCTTTTCCAGGAAATCAGCAACTGCATTGTTCCAGGTGATCGCTGTCTGCGTTCTCCAATCCTCGCCGGCAGCCCGAAGCTCATCGAACCATGTATTAACCCTGTCCTTGGCTGCGTTTAACTCTTGCTGCTTCGCGAACCTCTCAGGAGTAACGCCGCGCGCCGACTCGTTCAGTTTCTTAATCTGCTCATCGATGTTAGCGATGAGCGCTGGTAGCAACTTCAGTGCTTCGGCCGAGGATTCAAATTTGAGCGCTTTCGCAAGTTCGTTTAACTGAAGCGGGCTGAAACTTTTCTGCTGCGCAAGGAATGCTACGGCTACTTCTTTTTGCTTCTTCAGTAAGGTGTCTCCCGCGCCCGTGACGTTCTTCATGCTGACGCCGAGCGTTTTGTATGCGTCAGCTAGATCGAGCGTCACGGGGCTACTGCCTCGCAATTCCCTGACGCCAAATTTCGACATCGTTGAGCCCAGGGTGTCGGCAGCATGGGCGGCATCGCTCATGGTGTCGCCCAACACCTTGACGCCAGAAGCGGCAACCGGAGCCGCAGTTTGAACCTTAGCGGCTGCCTCGGCGACCCCGGTCATAAACCGGCTGGCTGCGTCTCCCGGCAACCCCAGGCGTTGCGATAATTCTTGGCCGGCCTGTACGGCAATCGGCTTTTGCCCGGTCTTTGCCGCCTCCTCGCCGATTTTCTTGATGCGCTCAGCCACGGCATCGAGTTGCTCGATGAGCGTGCTTATGGACTTGAAGACGCTCGCGGCGAGGAAGCCGCCGGCGAAACTGCCGGTGACGCCGCCCATGACCATCGCAATGTTCTGGGCAGACTTGCCGAAACTGTCGAACTGCGTCAGCAGCCGGCGCATGCTTTTGGTTGCCAGCACGTCCATTGCGCTGCTGGTTTTTTGCGTCGTGTTGTTTAGTGATTTCAGTTGCGCATCGAGCGCCCCGACCCGCGCAGTGGCAGCGGTCAGTTGCGCCGATGGGAACTTGTCGCCAGCCTCCGCGCCGGCCTTCGCGAAGTCGCGGGCCTCTTTCTGCGCCGCACGAAGCTGCGCCTTCAATAGCTCGATGTCGGCGCGACCCTTGCTGCTGTCTACGCCAAAGCTAATGGTCACGTTATCGGGCATCGTCGCCTAGCTCTTTCAGCGTGTCCTTAATGGCTTTCTGGTCACCCTGCGCCCCGAGCGTGGCGATGTGTATTTGCTCGGCCAGCTCGCGGCGGCGGCGGTGCTGCGCGATGGTGAGGAAAGCGCCGATCTGCCGCGGCGTGTAGTTCATCACGTTGCCGGGACTGTGGCCGCATGCGATGAGTTGCTCGGCGGCGGCGGCGTATTCGTATCCGCTTCCTTGCCAGAGGGGAGCGCGTCGGCGCCGAGCAGCCGGCTTAGCTTTTCGACGAAAGGGTCGACACCGCCCGGCATCGTCAGCTCGCGTATGGCGATGAGGCACTCGGCGGCATCGTCAATCGACAGCGCGTCGCCAATCGTCGCCGCCGCTTCCGGCTGGCTGGCGGCTATCGCGATGATGCAACCCACCGCATCCGGCGCCGCTTCGATCAGCGTATCGACATCAAACGCAGGCGCGCCGCCGGCCCACAGCTTGCGCAACTCGGGGAAGCGCACCAACAAATCGGCGATGTGCCGCAGCCCGAGCCCGCGCAACTCCACCGTGCCGATGGACAGCGCCACCGGGCGGGTCTGCGGTACGATATCGACCAGGGACACCATCAGACGGTCGGCTCACCCATCAGAGTCAGCATCAGGTTGTCGTAGGTGAACTCATCCATGACGATGTTCAATGACGCGTTCTTTTCCGTGACGACCTCCAGGTCTTTCGCTCGCACGCCATAGCGTGACGAGAAATGCGGCAGTGTCGTGATGTCCGGGGTGAACTCGAATGTTGGCACATTGCCGATGTCGCGGTAGGCAATATCACCTTCAAGCTGAATCGACACGATGCCCTTGCCGATATAGTACATATCGACCAGCGGCGAGACGGCGGCAGTATCGGGATGCGTGATCGTACCGAAGATACCGGTATCGTCCACCAGCACCTCGCCCGTTAGCTGAAGCTGGCCCCACTCATCCTGTATCATGCCAACCGCGGCGGCTGGGCGGAACATGACCTTGGTCAATTCCATAGTGATCTGCGGGCCGATGTCGTTGGCGCCGACGAACTTTACTTTGCCGACGATCTCGGATTTTGCGTAGATGTTGAACGTGCCGGCCGCCATTGGAATGCTCCTATGACAAGGTGAATGTCTCGGCGCTTTGGCCGACAACGATCTTTATTGGAATGACGGCCAGTGCCATCTGCGCGGAATGGCCGGGGTCTTTTTGTACTTCGCCCTCGATGCGGCAAAAGTGGACGCCGTGGACGCCGAGGTTCTGCCTGAAGCTGCGCGGCAGGTTGGAGTAGAGCGCGCGCTCGACGCCGTCGATCAGCACGTTGAGCATGGCGGCGGGAACGGCGTTCTGCGTCGCGCCGATCCGGGTATAGATCCACGCCTCGCAGTTCAGCTCGACCAGCGCGGCGGCGCCGTCCGGCCGCGGCGCATGGACCTCGTTGCCCTCCACCAGATAGAGCGAGGGCATGTCCTGCTCGACGTTGGGGTCGGCCATGCGGCGCGCGGTGGTGAGGAAGCCCTGCACCAGCGGCGCGGCGGTGCGGTCGGCGATCGCCGGCAGGCTCAGCGTGACGGTCGGCGTAATGGTGGCGATCGTCGCGTCGAGCGGCACGCCGTCGCCGGCAACCGGCATGCCGGCCATCAGGCCGCTCGGGTCGCTGACATTGACCAGCACCGTGTCGCCGGTCGTGGTGTCGGCGGTGAAGGCGACGACCAGCGGCGGCCCGGTCAATTTATTGAACAGGGCGCCGATGATCGTCTCGCGGTTCACGGCTTCAGCGCGTCCCGGAAGGTCGAGCGGATGATGTCTTCCAGTTCGCGCCGCGCTCGCGGCAACATGGCGGCGGCAGGCCCGCGCAGGAACCGCAGCTCGCGCAGACCGCCGCGGCGGTCATAGCCCCGGACGTTGGCGCCGCGGCGGCGGTAGGAGCGCACCGGGAAGCGGCGCCCGGTGCTGCCGTATTCCAGCGCGCCGGCAGCGCCTGCGGTGTTGTGGCCGCGGCCGCGCAGCACGCGCACCCGGCCGCGAACGAAGTTCTTGGCGGTGTTGTCATCGACAAAGGAACGGGTCAGCGAGCGCAGCCGCCCGGTGCGCCGGGGCTCGCGCGCCTCGACCCGGCGCAACAGCTCGGACGTCAACTCGGCGATCTTGGCGCGCAGCCGCCGCCGAAGTTCGGCTGGCAGGTTATCGAGCGCCAGGCGCAGCTTGGTGTCGTCGGCGGTAATGCCGAACTTGATGCCGCCCGTCATCCGACAAAGCCGCGGCGATACGGGTTGAGGAGGCTCGCGATGTCCTGCGGGATCAGCGAGGCGCCGGGCACGCCGCCGACCCAGTATTCCTGCCGCCCGAGGCCGGGCGACTCCGTGGCGCGCAGCATCGGGTCGCGCCCGCGGGCGGCGTTCTCCTGGGTGCAGAGGTCGAGCACCGCCTGCTGCACGTCGGCCGGGATTTCGCTAAACCCTGCGCTGAAGGCAACCGAGAGCCCGCCTGTGCTGCTCCAGTAATTGCTGCCGCCCATGCGCCAGATGTGCCCGACCAATGGTTGCAGGGCGTATTCGGTTGCGGCCAATCCGGTGCCGTCGAGATTCAGTTCCAGATCATCCGGGTCGACCGGCGCCTGGCTCAGGATCAGCGGCTCGCCGGGCAGGCCGATCGCGCCGCCCAGGAAGGTGTCGAGATAGCCCTGCACGCTGAAGACGCGGTTGCAGTAGCGCTCGGCGGCGCGGGACGAGCGGTCGATGACCTTGCTGTACCAGGCGTCGTTGGCGACATCGCCCGGCCGCACCCGGAGCTGTTCGCGCAGGTCGTCAAGCGTGACGAGCTTGCGGTCGGCGGCCGGCGTTACGAGGGTCGTGTAGAGCGGCGTCACTCGGCCGCCTCGGCGTGATACTGCTCGAACAACTCGCGCAGATCGAGCGGCGGGCCGGCGCTGCCGTCCGACATGATCGGGACGGCTCGGTAATCGCGCACGGCCCATTCCGCGATGGTCGGCGCCGAGATGCCGGGCGGGCCGCGTTCGCCGCGCTGGCCTTCGCCGCGCTGGCCGCGTTCGCCGGCTTTGGCCGACAGTGCCCAGCCGGCGCCGGGCAGTGCCCCCGGCGCGTCGCAACGCGCTCGCCACTCGGCGCCGTTCATCTGTACCAGATCAAATTTCCGGTACTCGCGGGCGGCATCCCACAGGCCGCAGACCTCGCCGACATAGGGTGGCTCTGCGGGCGGCCCCGGAGGCCCCTGGATGCCCTGTTCTCCGGGTGGGCCTGCGATACCCTCTCCGGGCTCTCCCCTCTCTCCACGCTCGCCAGCGGGGCCGGGTGGCCCATCTTTGAGGGACGCCAGTCGCTCGGCGACGGCGCGTTCTATCCGCAGCTCGAACTCGGCCCGGTCGGCGCGCAGCCGCTCGACCTCGACGGCAAACGCCAGCCGCAAGTCGCGCTCGATGCGGGCGGCAATCGCGCCGAGCTCGCCGCCCAGTTCGGCGGCCAGCTCGTCAAGCGCCGGCATGCCACTGCCTCCGGATTGCGGCGATGCCGGCAGCCTTTGCCGCCGCGGTATCGTTCTCGTTGGCGGGTGGTGCCGCCTCCGGTGCCGCGGGTGCGGCGGGAGCGGAAGTCGCCGGCGGCACGTCCGCCCAAGCGGACAGCGGCACGACCTGTTGCTGCACCCGCGGCTCGTCGCCTTCCTCGGCCGCCGGCAGATCTTCCAGTGCACGGGCTTCGTTCGGCGAGTAGATGCCGCCCTGCACGCCGCGGGCGAGCGCCTCGATGCGGTCGCGCTGTGCCGAGCGCAACAGCGCGGCGGTGTCAAATTCCAGATATTCACCCGGCCAACCGGGCAGCCCGAAGAACTTCCCGATGCCATCCTCGACGTGATTGAGCGCGAAGCCGAAAGGCCCCGAAACCCAAAAGCGCATCTGCTCGTCGCCCGCCGCCTGCACCTGGGCGCCCCACAGCGAGAGCAGCGACAGGGGAATGCGGTACGCCGTGGCGATGCGGCCATCGGCGATCTGCAACAGCTCGGCGAGCTGCGCGTCGCGCGAGTTCATCGTGATCTGCTGCCACTTCAGACCCGACGACAGGATCGGCGTGCCGCCGGCCTCGGCGCCCGTGGTGCGCTGCGTCCACATCTGCCGGATCTCGGCGTTCTGCCAATCCTCAAGCGCCTGGTCGGTGGTCAGGATGCCGCTCGGCCGCGCCGAGTTACGGCTGAAGGCGAGCGCCTGGCTGACCATGCTGTTACTAGCCGCGATGTCTGCCGTGGCATTGATCCACGGCGGCTCGCCCTTTAGCGGGTTGCCGTTGCGGGCGTCCAGCTTGACGTGCAGCACATCGCGCGCCGGCACCCGGGTCAGCGCCTCGCGCGGCAGCATGTTCTCGACGACCGGGTTGCCGGCCAGCGAATAGAAGATCTCGCCGTTACTCGCGACGGTGGCGTTGCAGGAGGCAGGCGCCATCAGGTGCAGCGCATCGACTTCAAACCGATTGTTGCGGACGGCGTAGGCGTAGGCGTTGCCGTCGCCATAGAGCGCGCCCATCAGGTTAAGCATGAAGTCGCTGCCGCTCTGGTAACTGTTCGGCCGCAGCATCACCCGCGACAACGCACTGGTCGTGACCCGCTCGCGCCCGCCGTCGCCGGTCGAGCGCCAGTGCGACGGCGGGCATTGCGCGGCGGTTTCGGCATAGGCGGCGATGCAAGCACTGACCACGGCGCCGCCGCCGGTCGGCAGCGGGTCCATGCCCATCTGCCAGAAATTCCACGGCCACTCGGGCGGGATGTAGCCGCCGCCCGTTGACATCGTGGCCGGCGCGGCTTTCTGCCGGGTGGGGAGCATCCTCCCCACCCATAGAGGCAATGGCATCAGGCGGCAGGCGTCCGCGGCACAGTGCGCTGCTCGGCCGCGGGTGTCGGCCGGGCGGGAGAAGCTGCCGCCGCCCGCTGCGGCAATGCCGTGCCGTCTTGCAGATACGCCTGCTGCGCCGCCACTGATGGCATCGCCTTGTCCTGGGGCGGCACAGCCTTGTCGTCCGGATGCATCAGGCCCAAGGCCAGCAAATCATTTTCTTCTTGGGTTGGGGTTGGCGGGCCGAGAGCGGTTCCGTCGGTCGAGTTTAGTGTCAGGTTGGTCAGCGCCGCTGTCCGTTCCTTGCGCTGCTGGTATTGCGCTTTCGCTGCCTGCTGCTGTTCGTTGAGTTCCATCGGCATTGCCTTGATCCTTTGTGATGCGCCGACGCAGCAACCACTGCGCCGGCTTCCGCCATCCGTATCGCCGCGGTCGCGGTCCTACCAAGTGACACCCGTGACCCAGGCAACGCTGCCGGTGCGCCGCAACGCCCAGTTCATCGGCAAAATCATCCTCAGTGCGAGAGAGTCCGTTTGGAACATGCTCCGCACCGGAGTCGCCGCCACCGCGCTGCCTTGGGCACCCGTGGTGATTTGCAGCGGCGTGGTGTCCTCGAAATGCAAGGTGGCTTGGTCGGAGATATCGAATCTCGGCGTGTCGCCCTGCACCACCATGAGATCGTCGGCGTTGATCAGGATCACCATGCCGGCCGGCACCGTCGAGGAGACGACGACGCCGTATCCAAGCAGCCGGTTGGCGTTGATGTCGGCCTGGAACGGGAAGTCGCCGCCGGCATTTTGCGTTAGGCTAATGGCGATCTGCTGCACCGGGTTCATGATCCAGACAAGCGAGCCCATCGCATTGACGGCGGCGAGCGCGCCGACCATCGCTTTGAGGTCGCCGACCAAGGCGGCAAACCCGCCGCCCGCGGTCGGTGTCAGGCCGGAGACGCCGTTCCTGATGCCGGCCGGCCGGATCGAGGACACCGCTATGTTGTCGATGAACACCGTGTCCACCGCGACGCCTGTGTCGTCCATTATCAACTGGCGCAGGATCGTCTCGATTTCCGGCGTCGAATGCTCGGCGATCTCGCGGGTGTAGCTGGTGATCACCGCCATCTTCTTGAGGCCGATCGTGACCGGCGTGAAGGCGGCCTGCCGTACCGGAATGGGCGCGCCTTCCGCCACGAACGAGCCGGCAATGGTCGGCGACGCCGCTCGCGTCGGCATGCTGATCTGGTTGTAGCGGCCGAGCGTGATGTTCATGCCGCGGGCCGCCACTGGCTGAAAGATCGAGCCGGCCATGACCGCGTTGAACCATTCGCCCTGCCCTGTCACCGCCAGCTCGGCCGCCCAGCCCGCCGTCGTCGTCGTGGCCGGCGCGGTGGCGGCGCGCATTCGCCACTCGAAGACACCCTTGGTGATCTCGTAGTCACCGTGGCTGCCGTACAGCTCGGCCAGCGCGACATCGACCGGCTGCCGTTTGACATAGGCAATGGTCGTCGCTGCGAAATGGCGCAGGATGTGATCCTCAGCCGGCGTTTCCTTACGCTTCGGCTGCGCCCATGCCTTCGGCGCCGACGACGGCAACGACTGCTGCGGCGAGTAAACCGTGATCCGGTCCTTCGGAACCGTGATCGGCTGCGCTTCACCGCCGAGCGCCTTCTCGGCCTCCAGCCAGGCAAAGATCTTGCCTTTGACCTCGCTGATTTTGCCGGTGAGATCGTTCACCCGCTGCACGTCGTCAACATCCGGCAGTGACGACAACTGGTCTTGCAGACCGACAACTTCCGCCTGTGCGGCCTCGATGCGTTCGCTGTAGTTCATGACTGCATTCTTTCGATGGATCGGTTCCTTTCCGGGAGGCGCCCCATGACCGCGCGGCGCCGGCTGATCTCTCTCGGGATGCGCCCCAAAGATCAGCGATTGCCCTTCGCGGGAGATACCGAGCGCTTTGGCGATCGCCAGAGCGTTCGGGTTTGCCGGCACCGAGACGAGCGAGCACTCGACCAGCTCGGCCTCGGTGAACCGTAGGCCGCCGCCCTTCATCGGCTCGGCGGCCTCGGAGTGAAAACCAACGGAGACGGCCCGCAGGACGCCGCCGTTGACCGCGGCGTGGATTTCGCGCAGCCGCTCCGACACCGGCTCCATCAGGTCGAGCCGGCCGGTGAGCTTGCCGCGGCGCACGCCAACGTCGCGCCAGCGGCCAATCGGGAAGGATGGCTCGTGCCCGAACAGCGCCACGGGGTTCTTGCGGAAATTGTCGAGCTGCCAGCCATCCGGCTCGATCACGTCGCCCATGCGGTCGACGCTGCCGTCCGACATGACAAATTCGAGCGGGTCGTCAGCCGGCGGCGGCGCCGCAGACTGCCGTTTGCGAAGTTCCATGCCTTGGTCCCGAAATGAAAAGGCCGCCCGGAGGCGGCCTGTCAGGCGATCATCGTGCGGTGGTTGAACGGTCGCTCTTCCAGTGGCGCAACACCGGCCATCATCGCCAGCGCGACGGCACCGTCGATGCGGCCGGCAGACTTGTCCTTGACGAGCTTCCGGTTGCCGGCAGGGTCGATCTGCACCACCGCATTTGCCATGCACATCGTCAGCACCGGGTGGCCGCCGTGCGCGATGCGCGCGTTGAGCACCTCGGCCTCCAGCGCGCGCAGCGCGGGGCTCATGTCCTGATAACCCTGCCCGAACTCGACGAAGTGCTCTTCGAGCTGCGCCTCGCTGAAGCCGGCTTTCAGCAGCCACGGGCGCAGATGCTTCCAGCCCCAGCGGTCAAAACCGACTTTGCGCACGTCGTGCCGGTCGAATACGCCGCGCAGGTGCTCGGCGATGTACTCGTAGTCGACGGCCTTGCCCGGCGCCGCCAGCAGGTAGCCCTGGCTATGCCAGAGGTCATATGGCACCCGGTCGTTGCGGCTCTTCACCGCCAGCCCGTCACCCGGCAACCAGAATGTCGGATGCACGTTCCAGATGCCGGCAACCCGCACGCCCAACACCAGCGCGGTGAGGTCGCTCACCGCCGACAGGTCGAGGCCGCCATAGACCGGGTGCCCGTCCAGCGGACGCGGCGTGGCGGCGCAGGCAGCCCAGAGCTGCCGGCTGATGAACGGCGCCGACGCCTCCACCCGGCGGTTGAGGATCAGGTTCTCGAATTCCGCCTGGCGCGCCGGCATGCGCTCGGCATCGGCCGCCATCGCCAGCACTTCCGTTGCATTCAGGAAGTCGCCGAATGCCGGGTTGGCGGCGCGGATCGCCGCTTCACTGAATGCGTCCAGTTCCACGGGCGCGGTGTAGAGTGACACCACCACCCGCGGGTCGTGCGCGGCCAAGCCGTCATCGATCAGCACCGACAGCAGATCGGCATCGGTCGGCGCCTGTGTGCTGATGATGATCGACAGCGGATCGGACTGCGCGCCGGTTGCGGTTTCCAGCGCTTCGTACATGCGACTGCGCGGCCCGCGGACTTGGCCTAGCTCGTCGTGCACGACGAACACTGGTGACAGTCCGAATGCGGTAGTCGCTTCCGCCGACAGCGCGCGGTAGATCGTGCCCAGTTCGGGACACGACAGTTCCTTCGCCGTCTCGCGGATCACCACCACCCGGTTCAGCGGTTGTGACATCCGGACGATCTTGGCCGCCAGCCGAAACAGCAGCCCGGCCTGTTCGCGGGATTGCGCCGCCGAGAATAGCTGGCTATTCGGCCGCGCCTCTGGGCCACACAGGTGCAGCAGCAACAGGAACGACCCAAGCCCGGTCTTGCCATTCTTGCGCCCGAAGCTAAGGATTGCCCGGCGAGTGCCGGCCGGGTTGTCGTAGATGCGGCGGATCTCATCCTGCTGCCACTGCCGCAGCTTCACCCGCTGCCCGACGAGCGCGCCCTCGGGGACGATGCAGTACTTCTCGATCCAGTCGATGGCTTGCTGCGCGCGGGTTACGCGCTTTTTCGCCAAGGCTCTTCGGCCTTCAAGCCGCGGTCTACCACCCGGCCCGCAACTGTGGACTGATACCGCGACTGATTGGTTAGCCGCAGTTTCGTCGCAATGTTGGCGACCGCCTTCTGCTCTCGGTCGCGCATCCGAAGCAACCGCTCAAGCTCCCGAGCCCCGCTCGGGTCGCTTTGCCAGTCGCCACCCAAACCATCGATGACCTCGCCTATCTCGTCGGAGATCGCCCGCCTCTTGCAATAATCGGCGAGCATTGCCCGAAGAACCTCGGTGTTAAAGAACACCGGGTCTTCAGACGCTACAACAGCTCGCCAAATGTCCTTTTGGTGCGCTGTAAGTGCTGCCGGGGGTTCCGGCCGCTCGCCGAAAGTTCCCGACACCAATGTCTTAGAAACGCTGGAAGGACGACCTCTAGTGCGCATGACTGGCTACGATTAAATCAGCCGCGC